ATCACAACTACGCGCAACATACCGGTAGGCTTGATTGTTTCGTGTGTATTCATTCAAAAAACTCCTTATGTAAAAGTTCGAGACTGCCCCACGTAATCTTCTAAAAAGTATGTAATGTCGCAGTAGTCCTGCATTACAAGGAGTCCCGCATCATCTAATACAGCATTATCAGCCTTTTGTAAAGAGGAAGCAATGGTTGATTGATCAGTTATAGCCGAAATATCTGTTAAAACTTTGGCAAATGCATAAGCCGTAGTATCAATTCCAGTAAACGAATCTGCAAAAGCCTTACTTAAAACTCTGGTTAAAACTTCTTGTAGAGAAACATTATCTGTTGGGTTTTTCCCAAAATTAATAACAGAAGAATCTGATTCTGTTACAGAATCGCTAAATACTTTGCCAAGTGTAACCGAGGCTGTATCAATTCCGCTAAACGTGTCTGTAATTTGCTTGCCGACAACAGCAAGTAAAGAGTCTGTTACAAACTGTAGTTCTGAAATAGTTTTGATTAACGCAAACTCGATATCTCCGTCCATGTTATCAACCATGAACACGGAGTCTGCTACACCTTTACCGGGGGTAACGGTTGTAGTATCAATAGTTGTGTAGGCGTCTGCGAAAACTTTTCCAATGTCGTAAGCAATATCTACCTGATCGACCATTGAAAACGAGTCAGCTAGTTGCTTATCAAAATCAATTCCGACAAATTCTTGAAGTATTGGTGTGTCGTCTAGTACTTTCGTTGTGGACAAAACAGTGCCGTCCAACGGGTTAACCACGTCGGCGACAAAACGCGTCGGGAAGATAACGCTAGCAGCTTTAATTGTAAGGTTTTGATATTCCGCTAAATACCCTACTTCAACAACATGAACTTCTGCTACAGCGTCATATATGACAACATAACCTGGGTCAACGTATGTGACTTGAGCTACAACTGCTGTTGTAGGTATTACTGGGAAACCCATTTTAGAACTCGGCTCTTACATAGAACTGAAGAACGTCAAAGATGGTTTGAATAACATTATTAAAACTAATTTCGATTTCGCCTTCGTACGTGCCTTCTGCTACATCAAGCGTGTTAGCAGGGAAAGAAAACGTAACAACGCCATCTCCACCACCATTTGGCTTTACACAAGGTAGAGTATGTAGAACTACAGTACCTCCTGTAGCGCGAAACTTAACTTGAACAGTCGTAGTAGGGTTAGACAAATCAATTGCGTCGCCGGTGGCTTTGTCAATAATTGTCAACGTAACTTGAGGCAAGTTGTCATTTTGTACCAGGCGAATAATGCTCATACGAACCTCTGATATTCGATACGGCCTGACGTACGCGACAAGCCTTTGTTTACACGAACTCGGGCTTCATTAATACCAGCCCGGAATAACCGGAGATACTCCATAGCCAGCCCACGATCGTAATACGGCTGCTTAGGAGTAGAATACAAACGATACCGAGCGCCAAACGAAATATATTCTAGAAATTGTTCGTAAATGTCTTCAGAAATTTCAGCAGAATCTCGCGTAGGCGCGTATGAAATACGCATGGATAATTGTTGCCCAGCAGTAACAGACGTCAAAAACGGCACAAGTTGAACTGCCGTATAAACTTCTCGCGTAATATACATCGGCTGACCTTCAACAGAACGCCAATCAGTATATCGATAAATACGAGACAGTTCTTCGCTTGACTTAGGAATTAGCAATACATCATTAGCGTAAGCCTCTACGATGTCTACAAATTTAGTGTCGGGAGGAACAATAACGGTATAGGTAGACTGATTTGCTACCAAGTTAACGGGCGCAAGGTCCGTCTGTAGATAGCGGCTTTTTTCGCAAAACTCAATACAAGCATTGCGAATGGCGTTAATAGCAATAAATTCTGGAACATCCGGGACGTACTGCACAACTTCCGGTAAAAAATCTTCATAGCCAACGGTAAGGCCGGTATTCACGACTCACCTCCAGGTCCACCAATTACCATGTTTGGAGACAAGCCAAGGTTAGGTGTGTTTTCCTTGTCCGTCTTATCGCGTGTATTAAGCGCAGCCATGAACGTAGTCAAATACCCAGCAGCCAACTGCAGTCCAGGAGCGTATTCAGCATCTTTGCTACAGGCTCTGTACAAAATGTAATCCAGTAACACAGTTTGATAAATATCATTAATTGATATTGTTTGCGATTCTGAAGTTAAGTTTGCAGGAACAGCCGCATAGTTAATCTGGATATACCCGTTCCCCGTGTTGGGTGGGTATACGTAAAACGCAGTTTGATCTTGGTCGTCAAACAAGAAATTTTGTGGCGTATCCAGTTTTAATGCCGAATGCCAATTAGGATCATATGCATCTAATAACTCACGCGACACTAAACGAATCGCCCGCCCTGGAGTATTACCAAGTTTACCCATGTAGCGAAAAACATCTAACAAACGCCAGCCATCAGACGGAATGGTTTGCCGAGTTCCAGCAACCATGTTCATAACAGCAATTTTGTTATTTGTTTGGGGGGACATCAGCGTAATTTGCCGCTGACCATCATTTAGCCAACTAAATAACTCGGCTCGAGTCCAACGCACGTTACTAACATCAAGTAACTGAATTGCGGCTTTGTCAATAATAGTAGAGGCTACAATGGTTCCCATATTGTCCTTTTAAACGGGGGCCGAAGCCCCCGAGTATTACGCAGATACTAAAGAATACCAGTTTGTGCCGTCAGTGGATACAAACATAGCATTTGTCGAAGTAGCAACAGATGCGCTGCCGTTCGAAGTGCCATTCATCGTACCGCCGACAGGAGCATAAACCAGCAGGGCATTAGCGCCACCATTCCGAACAACATAACGGCTTGCACCGTTTGTACCCGGAAGAATAGCTCCAGTACCCGAAGCAACTGTACCAAACACCGACACATCTGCAGTGATGGCAGTTGCCGTGGCTTGAGTTGCACCGGCTGCGGAAAGACCAGTAGAAGTTACGCTTCCACCAGCGATTTCTTTTGCGGCTGCATCCCAAACACCAAGCTGTACAAGTTTATTTTCAGTCGTCATATCGATCTCCAGTTCCTAGTTAAAGTAGGTGGGGGTTGCCCCCCCACCTTGGTTATTAGCCTGCTGCAACCAGGAGAGCCAGACCGTTAGCCTGAACAACCTGATAGCCGTAGACGTTCAATCCACGGATCAGGGTGCCGAAGTCGTTCGGGTTCTGGAGGCTTTCAACTTTAGCGATCTGCGATGCAAAGGTGATTGCCGACTTGTGACCAGCCATAATGGCATGACGCTTAGCCGTACCAGCCGAAGCACCACCCGTCCAGTTTTGACCAGCCAAGGCGCGGGGCAGCAGGTTGCTGACATACACCGTGAAACGATCAATTTGACCGATCTTGCCATTACGCAGGATCGAGGAGGGGTCACCCATAAACTGGGCTTGTGCCAGGTTGGACTGCATCAGCACTTGACGCTCGGTCGGGCCGATAACGAGCCAGCGATCGGTCTCAGGCACGTTGGTTTCGTCGAGAACAGACGACAGGGCAGTGATGCTCTGCAGAATGTTAGCGGCGGTCAGCGTGACCGGAGCAGTGTCAGTACCCAGGTTGAAAGCACCCGAGATTGCACCAGCGGTTGCACCTTTGTTGGTAGCAGCGCCCTGATCGAACGTACCGCCCAGAACGTCCTGGTCGATAGCGATCTTCATCTGCATGGCTGCGTCGTTAGTGAACACATCCATCAGCTTGGGCTTGGCTTGCAGTTCGAGAACGTTGTTTACGTTCACGCCGAAATACTTACCCTTGTTGATCGTGAGGCTGATCGTCGAAGGAGCAGGAATTTCATAAGCCAGGTTCTGACCGATGCTGTAGTTGTTGATGGTGATCGTCGGGATCGTGTTGATGATCACGGTATCGCCCATACCGGTGATGTCGCCTTGCCAATCGGTGTTAGCGATTTCACCAAATACAGTAGCGGCGTAGAACTTCTGCGCCAGTTTGCCGGACCAGAGGGCCGGAATAAACGTACCCGAGTATGCGGTACCTGCGTACGTTTGGGCTCCCGAGGGGGAGTTAAATGTTGCGTTGCCACCTACGGTATTAATTGGGTAGGTTGCGCCTGCGGTAATGGTAGACATGCTATTTCCTTTCTAAAGAATAAAAACTACCAGGGTTATAGCCGCTACCATCACCGGTTAAATCATTATCTGACTCTTCCTTGCGAGACAGCGGCCACAATTTCTT